TCCTTCGCGGGCATTGACCCCTCCCAGATCCCCGCCTACTGGAAGACCGGCGACCAGAGCCTCATCTACGACCCCGATGTCCCTGAGAACGACCCGCGCCGCACCTTCGGCCTCGGCTACGTCGTGGGCCCGGACGAGCGGGCGGAGATGATGCGCGCCTGGATCCTGGAGTCTGCGGCCGGCCTGTTCGATCCGGATGACATCGTCTTCCCGGCTGACTTCCCCGACTGGGACGACCGTGACCAGATCGCCGCCAGCCCGATCGACGGCGAGGACGGTGACGAGACGGAAGCTGACTGGGCTCCCACGTCGACGGCCCCCGTGATGACGAAGGAGCTGAGCGCGAGCGAGAAGATCCTCCAGACTCTGGAGGAGTTCCGCGACCCGCTGGGCGAGGAGGTCGGCTACCTGCACATCGACCAGATCACCCAGATGGCCAAGGTGTCCCGTAAGACAGTCGAGAACGTGTGCGGTCAGCTCGTCCGCGAGGGCAGGGCGGTGCGCGGCGACAAGGGCACCTACGGCATCCCCCTCACACCTCCGGCCAACTGACTGCCGCACGGGCCCCGCTTCGGACCTATCCGAGGCGGGGCCGCGTTGTGTCCCACGGGAGTTGGCAGCACACGGTGTAACACTGGGCATTGATCACCCCGCGCCGCCCGGGAGGAACAGCATGCCCACCAGCCCCGCCATATGCCCCGGCCACTGCAACGCAGCATGGCGACGCGCCGAAGAACTTGGCGAACCCCACAGCCTCCAGCCCATACCCGGCGAACCCGTCCACTGCTGGGCCTGCTACTCCACCGCCCACACTCAGCTCGCCCAACTCCCCGGCCTGTTCGTCTCCATCTACATCGAAGCGCTCCACGGCACGACCACCAAGCAGGCGGGCACGATCGGCCGCACCGGCATGCATCCCGCCTGGCCCGGACAGCGCGCCCGCTTGTTCGCCGACGGCCTCATCGACGGCATGCTCACCCTCGCCAACGACACACGCGAACACCTCGGCGAATACGTCGAAAACCGCGGCCACGACCGCGACACCATCCACCGCTCCGCCGCCACCCTCACCAAGCACCTGCGGTGGCTCCTCACCGAACACCCCTGCGCCACCGAAACCCACGGCAGCCGGTCCGGGAACCCCGCCTGGCAGATACGCAGCTGGCACCACAGCGCCGAAGTGTTCTGCCGACAAGACGAACAGCGAACCGAGCGGCGCCTCGCACCATGCCGGCGCTGCAACGGGCCCTGGCTCGCCTCCGTCAACGGCGTCGTGGAGTGCCGCGACCCCGGCTGTCGGCTGGTCATGACGAACGAGGAGTACGCCGTCTACGTGGAGCGGCTGGCCGGTGCGGCGCGCCACTTCGAAGCTGCAGCTTGACAAGTCGGCCATCACGCATGACGATCTTTCACGGAGCATCATGCCCGCGAACGCCTCGAAAGGCCCCGCCGAGTTGGCGGGGCCTTTCGCATGCCCGGCCGGAGGTGAACCCGTGGTTGATCTGAGCGGTGATCTCACCACGACGCTGTGGACGGTCGCGCAGGCCGCCGAGGCTGCGCAGGTCGCTCCGAACGTGGTCCGCAACTGGAAGTACCGCGGCGTGCTGGAGCAGGCCGGAGAGGACTGGCGCGGCAGGCCGCTGTTCCGCGCAATCGACGTGATCAAGGCCGAGAAAGCGACCCGCGAGAAGGCCCGACGCACCTACCCGGCAGCCGCCTGAACCCCTCCCCGATACCCCCGCTGCGCGGCACTGCCCGGCGGGGACGGCCCGCTCCGAGGGTGGCGGGCCGCACTCGCCGGCCCGGCCACACCGTCCGGCCGGGCCGGCGAACCCCCAGCGAAAGGCGCCACCATGACCGCCGACCACCCCCACCGCGCCCTCGACGCCCCGTTCGCCCAACCCGCCGAGTGGAAACCCATCCCCGGCACCTGCTCCCGCTGCGGGCAACGCGCCTGGCTCGGCGAACGCCGCTGGTGGCACCAAGGCCCCACCTGCCGGCCCGCCTCCACGATCCGGCCCGTACCCGCCGAGTTCATCCCCGACTGAACCCCGGAGCACCCTCATGCGTATGCGTGCCGTACTGGTCGCGCTCGTCCTGGTGAGCACCGTCATCCTCGGCCTCGGTGCTCCCGGCCCCACGACCGGCACAGCCTCGGCCTGCACCGCCCCCTACTGCACCACCCCAGGGCCGCCCGCGCCGATCGACATCCCGGCTGGCACCGTGGATCTCCACGATGGACAGATGATCAAAGCCGGGTCGACGTACTACCTGTACGGCACCGAATACGGCTGCGGGTACACCTGGCTGTCCAACCCCACGCCCTGGTGCGGCTTCGGAGTCTCCACCGCGTCCAGCCCGTACGGGCCCTGGTCCCAGCCGGTCCTCCTGTTCTCGCCGAACTCCCCCGACCCGTACGAGCCGGGCCACACCTACCAGTACGTGTGCGGGCAGTCCGGCTCCGGGTGCTTCTCGCCGCGGATGGTGCAGCGCAGCGGGTGGGGCGCGAACGATGGCGTCTGGGTGCTCTGGTGGAACGGCCCGGCCTACATGAACTCGGCGTTCGGATCCGCGCCGCACGGCTACATGGCGATGGGCTGCAACGGCCCGACCGGGCCCTGCGGCGCGAGTGCCGGTGCACCGTACGGAACCACCCACCGACCGACGCTGCACCAGTGCGCCGGGGCGAACGGCGACGCCGGACTCACCGCGAGCGTGGAGAACGGTGCGATCTACCTCGTGTGCCCGCACCAGGAGCAGTCCCTGTCGATCGAGCAGATCTCCGTCTGGGGCACCGACGGCACCGGCACCGGAGCCAACAACCTCGCCGGCCTCAGCCACATCGAGGCCACCGGCACCTACCGCGACCCGGCCACCGGCACCTGGATCATGACCTACTCCGATCCCAACTGCGGCTACTGCTCAGGCGATCCGACCGGCTACGCCACCGCCCCCGACGCCCTCGGCCCCTGGACCACCCCCACCAACCCCGGCGTCGGCGCCCCCGCGAACGGACGCCGCGACCTCTCCGCCACCAGCTGCGGCGGCCAGCCCGACACCATCTCCGTGATGGACGGCCAAGCCTGGCAAAAGATCGACCTGTGGACCGGCCAGCTCAACGAAGCAGGCGCCGGACTCCACTTCGAACCCCTCGACTACGACCCCACCACCTACGGCACCGGCACGAGCGGCGACGGCGGCCTGTGGCGCGCGCCTTTCAACGCCTGGACGTGCCAGTAACACCCACCCTCAACCATCAGGAGCAGCATCATGTCCAAGCTCACCGACGAGTTCCTGTCCAAGGTCCACGCAGCCATGACTCAGCTTCAGGCCGAGGGCCACACCGTCGGCGACTGGCTCCACGCGGCGTTTGCCAAGCTCCGCGGCGACGAGCAGCAGCTCGCCACCGAAGCCACCGCCGACGTCCACCAGGTCGAGGCCGACGCCAAGCCCGTCATCGCCGAGGCCAAGGCCGACGCCGAGGCCCTCGCAGCCGAGGCCAAGGCCGACGTCAAGGACGTCACCCAGCAGGGCTGAGCCATGCCAGTCTCCCGAGCTGTCAAAGCCGACGTCGCCGCGCGCCGAGCCAAGCTGATCGACTACCGGCGACTGCGGCGCCCGTACCGCGAGTTCTACGCCGAACTCGGCTACTCGTCCCCGGCCGCCGCCTCCCGCGACTTCAACCGAGCGCTGGAGGAGAACCTCACAGCCGTCAGGACCAGCGCGGAGGCGTACCGGGAGGCCGAGCTCCTCGAACTCGACGACCTGGCCGCCACCGCCATCCGCGTCATGCTGACCCCGCACTACGAGGTCACTCCCGGCGGGAAGATCGTCACCCATCCGGAGACCGGCGAGCCGCTGATCGACGACGCTCCGAAACTCGCCGCGATCGACCGCCTGTTGAAGATCCAGGACCGGAGGTCGAAGCTCCTCGGCCTGGACGCGGCACAGAAGGTCGAGGTGCTGACACTCGATGCCCTCGACGCCGAAGCCGCACGGCTCAACGAGCTCCTCGCCGCTGCTGACAGCGAAGCTGGCACGCCTTCAGGAGATCCGACGCCTTAGGGCAGAGCTGGAACGCCGGGAGACCGAACGCCTGCGCAACCTCGATGTGTTCGGCGCGCTCGCCTACGTCCCGACCGCCAAGCAGGCCGAGTTCCATGCCGCCACCGAGTACGACGTGCTGTACGGAGGGGCGGCTGGTGGGGGAAAAGCAAGGCGCTCGTCATGGACGGCATTCGGCGCTGCATCCAGAACCCGGGCCTTCGGGTTGGCGCCTTCCGCCGCACCTATGGCGAGCTCCGCGAATCCCTTCTTGCCGAGCTCGCCCAGGTCGGCTTCGCTTCGTCGATCGGCGCGTCATGGAATGGCACGGAGTACGAGCTGCGCTTTCCGAACGGCTCGCTGCTCATGTTCCGCTACGCCGAGTCCATCAAGGACGCCACCCGCCGGCAGGGCGGCCAGTACCAGCTGCTGCTGTTCGACGAGCGGAATCTCACCCCTCCGGACGTGGTGGCGTTCCTGGAGTCCCGGCTGCGGTCCGGCCGCGCCGACATCCCCGTGATCGGGATCCGCTCGGGTACCAACCCGGGCGGCCCCGGCCATGGCACCAGCAAGGCCCGGTACGTCGACGCCACCGACTACGGCACGAAGGTCGTCACCGACGAGCGCGGCCGGACGGTGAGGTTCATCCCCTCGCGGCTGGCCGACAACCCGCACGTCAACCCTGAGTACGCCCAGGACTTGAAGGCCCTGCCCGAGCAGATGCGCAAGGCCTTCCTGGAAGGGTCATGGGACGCGTTCATGGGCCAGATGTTCACCGAGTTCTCCTGGGACCGGCACGTCATCGACCCGACCTCGCTGCCCGCCTCGTGGGCCCGCTACAACGGCATCGACTGGGGCTACACCGCGCCGTGGTGCGTGCTATGGGGCGCGGTCGACGAGGACGGCCGCTTGTGGGTGTACCGGGAGCTGTACGAGAAGCAGGTCGGCGAATCGGAGCAGGCCCGCCGGATCCTCGCGGCCGAGCGTGAGGGCGAGGGCGTTGCCGCCCGGTACGCCGACGATGCGATGTGGGCGACCCGCGGCGACGCCAAACCCATCTCCGACGTGTACGCCGAGAACGGCGTCGCTCTCACCCCTGCCGGCAAGGGCGGGCGCGTCCCGGGCTGGCAGCGCATCCACTCCCTCCTCGGCGAGGCCCCCGCCTGCCCGCACCACCGGGCCATGGGCTGGGAGACGTGCCCGATGGTGCACATCTTCCGCACCTGCCGGGAGCTGCTGCGCGAGCTGCCGGCGCTTCCTCACGCCACCACCGGCGACCCGGAGGACGCCGACTCCAGCGCGTCCGACCATGCCGCGGACGCTCTGCGCTACATGGCGATCAACCTCGGCACCGGGCCGAGCTTTCCGATCCTCGACCCGCTGCCCGCTAGCGGCGAGCAGCCCATGCAGTTGCTCGGCACCGCCATGGCCGTGCGGACGGCCGGCGAGCCGCCGATTGACCCGTGGTGGGACGACCCCGACCAGCCGCTGCACGGAGGGACGGTGACTCTCCCATGGGCGTGAGGTCGTGGTGGTCCGGGCGGCGCGACAGCACCGTGCTGGAGCGGGCCTCCAACCAGCCGAAGACTCTTCCCGAACGCTCCGGTATCGAGTACGGCATCGGCCCGGGCGGTCTCACCGAGGCCAACCAGGGCGTTGGCGCGTCCACTCGCTCAGACCGCCGGTCGATGCTCACCGAGCTGTACGAGGCCTATCTGGCGTGCCCGTGGTCCTGGGCGTCGGTGAACGCGATCGCCCGCACCATCACCGCCGGCGGCCTGGTGACGGATTGGGATCGGGACGACGGCGAAGGCGACCAGGAGACGCCGGACAAGCCGGCCGAGGTGCTTCTGATGGAGCAGATGCTGGCGTACTGCAACCCGACGGAGAACATCCGGCAGATCCTGCGCGGCGTCATCACCGACCTGCTGGTGTTCGGAGACGCCTACCTTGAGGTCGTCTACGTCGGCTCCCAGCCGGTGGCCCTGTACTCGCTGGACTGCCCGAGCATGCTGCCGATCGCGGACCAGCACGGCCGGATCACCAAGTACATCCAGGTCACGGACTTGGGGCAGCGCGCGGAGTTCGAGCCCCGCGATGTAATCCACATCAGCCTCGACGCGCCGCGATCCTCGGTGTTCGGTGTGAGCCCGACGCAGGCCGCCCTGCTGCCGATCACCAGCTGGCTGTTCGCCGCGGCGACGTCGAAGGAGATCTTCCGCAAGGGCAATCCGCCGCAGCTCCACGTCGACATGCCCGCCGGCATGTCCCAGCCGGACATCAACCGGTGGACGAGCCAGTACATGACCCGCAACGTGGGCCCCAGGAACATCGGCATGCCGGTCGTCACCAAGGGCGGCGCCACCGTCAACGAGCTCGCCCCCTCCCGCACCGTCGACTACCTCGCGTTCCTCGACCAGAAGCGCGACGAGATCCTCGCCACCTACGGCGTCCCGCCAGCGAAGGCCGGCGTCATCGAGTCCGGACACCTGGGCGGAGGCACCGGCGAGGCACAGGACAGAACCTTCATGGTCAACACCTGCCAGCCGCTGGCCGAACTCGTGCTGGAGGCCCTGAACTTCAACCTTGCGCGGCTCGGCTTCGGCGTGACCGGGTGGCGGCTGAAGTTCCGCGACGTCGACATGCGGGACTCCAAGACGATCGAGGAGATCCGCGACATGCGACTGCGGAACGGCTCCTGGGTCCTCAACAAGTACCGCACCGAGATCGGCGAACCCCCGGTCGAGGGCGGCAACGACGCCGTGCTGGTGGACCGTCAGAACATCGTCCAGTGGCGCGACATGGACGCCCTCAGCAAGGCGGGCATCGCAATGAAGCTGAAGGGGACCACCCTCGAACCGAGCGACCCGGTCCCGGGTGAACCAGCGCAGATCGAGAAGCCCCCGCCCAGCCCAGCCCCAGCGGTGCCGGTTCCAGGCGCTCCGCCCCCGCCGGCCGAGCCGGACGACTCGCCCGCCGAGACGTGGGCGGTCCGCTACCGGGCGCGGCTGCGCGAGGCGCTGGCGGAACTACCTGGCGGCAGCGGTGACATCGCCGCCTGAGAGCCCTTACCGGTGCGGGGTGTGCGGCGTGGCGTATGTGGTGCCGTCGCTGGCCCGGGATTGCGAGGAACGCCACGGTCATCCTCTGCGGGCGTGCGACGTGCCCGCGCTGATCGCCAAGCGGATCGCCTGACCCGTCAGAGAGGGGGTCTGGTGGTGGCGCATCCAATCTCCGAGTACGCCCGGCAGGCGTACGCGGCCGGCTGGGCCGCATCCGGCGGCCCCCTGACCGACCGGGTCCGCGCCGGATGCACGGCCGCGGTCCGCCTGGCCATCGAGCATGCCGACGACCCGCAGGTCCTCGAAGTGACCGTCGACCTCGGACGGCTCGAAGGCCTGTGGGCCACACTGTTCGACCGGCGGCAGGCACTGATCGACCGGCACACCAGCTCTGTCACCGCCGCGTGGCGGGTCCTGGTGGCCGCCCTGGGGATCGCCGAGGCGGTGCGGGCGTTCCGCGCCCGGGCCGACCGGCGCCCCGACGATCTGACCGCCGACGCCGCCGCGGCCCTGGTCGCGGCCCGTGCGCTCCTGGCCGGCCTTCCTGATATGCCCGGGTGGCCGGAGTTGCAGGCCGCCATCGTCGACGCGGTGCGGGACGGCTACGCCGAGGGCGTCGCCGCAGCGGCTGCGATCGGCGCTGACAGCGCCGGAGGAAAGCAACGTCTGGACTGGGACCGGGCCTTCGAAGCCGTCCTCGCCGCGCTGCGGACGAACAGTCCCGCGACCGTGGACAGCGACCGGTGGCTTCGGCAGCTCATCGACCGGGCGATCATCGACACTGCCCGCGAGCTCGCAGCCGCAGAGGACGCGGCCACCGATGAGGACCTCACCGACACCATCCGGGCCCGACTCAACGACCCGGCCATCGCCCACTTCACCGTCGACTGGGCGATCACCACCGCCGCCGCCACGGCCGGACGAGCCTTCTACCGAACCGACGGCGCAACCGAGATCAGCATCGTCACCGTCGGCGACGGCCGCGTCTGCGCCGCCTGCGAGGACGCCGAAGCGCGCAGCCCCTGGCCCGCCGCCGAAGCACCCGACCTGCCGATCCACCCCCGGTGCCGCTGCACGTACACCGCCGACATCGACCCCAGCCGCTACCCGGACTGGTTCAACTAACCGAAGGGGGAACCGCGGTGAGCGGCATCTACTACCCGTCCGCCCGCACCCTGTGGACCCTGTCGAGCTCCGGACTCGGCCAGACCCTCACCGCCTCGGGCAACAGCGGTGCCACCCCGATCAGCCTGATGGACATCACCGACGTGTGGCTCGCGGTATACGCGGGCGGCGCATCGAGCGGCACCAACCCGACTCTGCTGGTGCAGCTGGACGTTCAGGACCCTGACGGGAACTGGTTCCCGCAGGTCGCCAAGACCGCGCAGCTCACCTCGGCCCCGAACTTCGCCAGCGTCTCCGCCGGACTGCACATCGCCTCGACCGGGTCGATGGTGCTGCCGCAGTACTGCCGGGTCGCGTGGACCGTGGGCGGCACCGCCAGCCCGACGTTCCCGCAGGTGTCGATCTCCCTCATCGGCCGCTGACCGGCCCTTCCCGTTTGGAGGATGCGCGTGGCCGCGATCGCCACCGTCACCGGGACCGCGATCCGGCCCGGCGTCTCGAAGAACAACCGCCTCTACTCGGCCGAAGCCATCGGCAAGATGGTCGCCAGAGCGCAGCAGCGCATCGCCGAGGGCGGAATGCCGCTCACGACCCTGACCCACCACGACGCCGGCGACGACTCCACCCGGATCGTCGGCCGCATCACCGCACTCACCCACGAGGCCGACGGCTCCGCCCGCTACACCGCGGTCCTCGCCGACACCACGCACGCCCGCGACATCCACGGCCTGATCTCCGGCCCCGACCCGGTCCTGCGCGGGGTCAGCATCCGCGGCGCCTGGATCGGCCCGGTCCGCCGGGTCATGCACGACGGCCGCACTGTGGAGACCGCCGACGATCTGGAGCTCGACGGCCTCGACTACACGCGCAAGCCCGGCGTCGAGGGCGCGGGCATCGACTCCGTCGACCCGGTGCCGGCGCAGCCCCGCGAGTCCGACGGCACCGTCCGGGTCCCGATCACCGAGTCCGCGCCGGAGGCGACCGTGACCGTCAGCGAGGCCGAGCCGCCGTCCACCAGCAAGCGCGGCTCGGGCCTCTCCGGTGAGGGCGGCCCCTACGCCGACCCGGGCTATCAGAAGGACGGCAAGCAGCGGTACTCGCTCGCCACCAAGCAGAACGCCAAGGCCGCATGGTCGTACATCAACCAGGCCGACACCGCCCGCCTGTACACCTCCGCGCAGCTGAAGCGGGTCAAGGCCAGGATCGTCAAGGCCCTCAAGGGCTTCGGCGTCACCGTCGCCACCCAGGAGCGGTGGCTGATCGACCCGGCCCGCCAGGTGACCGAGGCGCTCGCCGAGTGCTGGGACATGGACCAGCCCGAAGCCGCCCTGTACCTGTCGCTGACCAACGGGCCCACCACCGTGACCGTCTCCTCGACCCTCCTCGACGCGCACGATCTCGACCTGGTCGGCCGCGCAGCGATGGCCGGCGCATGCGATGCCCTCGCCGCCCTGGACCCGGACATGGACGCCGACATCGACCTGCCCGGCGCCGAAGACGAGGACACCGACGGCGACATGGGCGACGCCGAGCCCGGATCGGCATGCGCGTGTGGCTGCGGATGCGCGGTCCCGCACCCGATGGCGGTCGCCGACGGCTGCCCGTGCGGTTGCGGCTGCGAGATGTGCAGCGCGGCCAACCGTGAGGCCGCTGCGGAGACTTCGCCGGCCGAGCCCACCACCCAGACCCCGGCGGAACCCGCCGCCGAGACCACTACCAGCAGTGAGGAGGCTCCCGTGACGGAGTCCACCACCCCGGCGGAGACCACCCCGGGAACCACCCCTGACGGCATCGCCGACCTGTCGGCGAAGTTCGACAAGCTCACCGACGCCATATCCGGTCTCGTGACCGCGATGGCCCCCAAGCCGGCGGCCGAGTCCGCACCGGCCGAGCCGGTCGCCGAGCAGGCCCCGGCCGCCCCGGCCGTCACCGAGTCCGAGGACGAGCGGATCGCCCGCCTGGTCGCCGAGGGCATCGCCAAGGCCCTCCCAGGCGCCGTGCAGGAGCACGTCCAGGCCACCGGCGGCCCCGCCCGCA